GAAGACAACAGCCTCATCAATTTTTACAGAATGGCAAGTTCAAAATTTGGACACGGCATCTGCTGTTAACTATCACGATGAGGGTGCGACAACTGCAACTGGCACAGCCGTACCTACCGTAAGGGTCGGAAATTATTGCCAAATTTCCAAAAAGGTATTTGCTACATCCGGTACCCTGGATGCAGTAGATTTGGCGGGCCGCGAGCGTGAACACAATTATCAAAAGATTTTAAAATCTTTAGAATTGCGTCGCGATATAGAGAAGTCGATCACCGACACAAACCAAGCTCGCGACGGTTCAGACCCTCGCAAATCAGCCTCGCTGATGACTTGGATTTCAAACGGCTCAGTCGGTGCGACTGGTGCGTTTGCTGTCGGTGCCAACGGTACTGCAACAGTCACCGCAGGTACTGCACGCGCCTTGACCCTCGATATGGTTCAGGACGCGATGCAGGCAGCGTGGGAAGACGGCGGCAACCCTAAGATGCTTCTGGCATCTGCCACCAACCGCGCCAACCTGTCTGACCTGTCAGCCACTGGCAACCTTGTGTCAAACGACGTGAACATGACAGCAGCTAAGGCACCAACATATGTGTCTTCAGTTTCAGTCATGCTGACTGACTTCGGCACAATTGACATTGTCCCATCACGGTATATGTCAAACGACAAAATCTTCCTGATCGACCCAGACTTTGTTGAGCTGGCTACACTCAACGGTCGTAACTTCAAGGAAGAAGCACTTGCCAAAAATGGCGATGCCGAGACTAGCCACATCCTCGTGGAGTGGGCACTCAAGCCTACAGCTCCGGCTGCACACGCTGGCATCTTCGACCTAGATGGCACCATCTAACTAAAACTGAGGGGGCGGGCAACTGCCCCCTCATCCTTTTATTAAGGGTGTAAAATGAAGCGAATTATCAGAGACGACGCGGTAACTAAGACCAAGACAACCATCCAGCAAGAGGCTGATGGCACCAGCGTTTTTGAGACCACACAAAATTTTGACACGCTAATTAAGCTGAACAGGCATATGGCTGGGGAGTACCGCGCAGGCCAAATGATTGGCGACACGCAGCGCCACATGCAGCATGTAGCGGAAATACCATTGGTCGTGTATAATCACCTGATGGAAAAGCTAGGCAACCCGCGCGAAAATGCACAGGCGTGGAAGGCTTGGCTGAACGATCCCGAAAATCGGGACTTTAGGACTGGTGGCGGGCGAATTTAATGGCGATCACGACATATGCAACCTTGCAAACAGCTATAGCCAATTTTTTGGCTCGTAGCGACCTTACGGCGCAGATACCTGACTTCATTACGATGGCTGAGGCTCGCATGAACCGAGAGCTTGAGACACGCGCTCAGGAAAAGCGGTCGACAGCTACGCTTGTGGCGGGCAACGAGTATATTGCGTTGCCTACTGACTTGCGGGAGGTTCGCGAAGTTAAGCTCAATACCTCGCCCCTGACGGTGCTTGAGTATTACAGCCCAACTGCGCTGGACGAGCAATTCCCGACAGCCGGTCACGCGAAGCCTCGCGGCTTTTCGATTATCGGGCCTGAGATGAAGCTGCGCCCAATCCCTGACACGGCTTACACGGCTGAGATTGTTTACGTTGGGGATATTACGCCTTTATCTGCGGCTGCGCCTAGCAACAACATATTGCTGCGCTCGCCCGACGCTTATTTGTATGGGGCTTTAGCCGAGGCCTACGCATATTTACTTGATGAGACTAGGGCTGCGCAATACATGCAGCGCTTCAACACTGCGCTAGAGGAAATCAAGATTGATGAAAGCCGCGCGCACTACGGGACTGGCAGCCTTCAGATTACCAGTATTTATCAACGTCAAAATTCTTCTGCGGAGAAATAATTATGAGCGCTATGAGTGACTACCTCGAGAACAAGGTGTTGGATCATGTGCTAGGCACATCGGCCTACACTATGCCGACAACATTATATATCGGCCTATCCACGGGCTCGTTTAATGACGACAACAGCGGCACAGAGCTGTCAGGCAATGGATATGCCAGACAGTCTATTGCTTTTAACGCTGCGGCGTCAGGCACTGCCGACAACACGGCTGCCGCTGAGTTTTCGCCTGCAACGGCGTCTTGGGGCACCGTCACGCACTTCGGTTTGTTTGACGGCCTAACGGGCGGAAATCTGTTGATCCACGGCGCGTTTACTGTGGGCAAGCTGATTGACACTGGCGACATCCTTAAAGTTTCTGCTGGCGACCTAGACATCACGGCAGCTTAGGTTAGCCAATGGCAACCAATACACCAACGCTTGAACAGTTAACCGGCAGCCTAGATGCGCTGTCGGGCAGCTTGGACAACCTAGATGGTTTGCCTTGGTGTAACCCCACGCTTGAACAGTTAGACGCTTGGGGTGGCCTAGAAGCCCTAGACGCATTTGGCTACAACCTAGAGCAGCTTAACCAGCTATGCGTTGTTGTCGCAGATGGGGCTGCCTCAGTGGCTATCACGACGGCTGCTGAAATTCAGTTTGCCGAGCTTGTCGACGCGTCGGTAGATATCTCCGCATCCGCTACTGCCGCACCAACAAGAACGGTAGCTATGCAGGCGTCAGTGACCGGCGCGGCCGGCGTCACGGCGTCAATGACACCAACGCGGCAGGTTACTGCCGCCGTGAATATTACCGCTTCCCAGTCTAGCGAGATTGCACGCACAAGACAGCAGGTCGGCGCAGCTTCGATTGTGGCGACCACAAGCGCCTTGGCTGGGGTTGTCTACAGAGTGAACTCTGCCATCAACGTGTCGGCCTCTACAACAGCCGCCTCAAGTGGTATATTTGTCACAGCAGGTCGGCCAAGGGTTGTGGCGAGTACGTCAATCAATGTAAAGGTTCTTGGCGAAGACTGGATCGACGTGGCCGCAGGGTCAGAGATTTGGACAGATGTTGCCGTTGGCTCCCAAATTTGGGGCGCGGCGGCATCAAGCAGTGGGGCTTGGGCTAGACAATGATACAACTAGGTGAATGGCTGCCGGATCAGGCTGACATAATGAACAGCGGCGTAACCGTGGCCACAAACGTATTCCCAGCGGCAATTGGCTATCACTCAATGAACTCGTTTGTGCCGTACTCTAACGCGGCAACCAACACGATTAAAGGCATCTTTGCGGCAAAGGATACAGCCTCAAACACCAAGCTGTTTGCCGGTGATGCGACTAATTTGTACCTGCACTCAACATCAACCAACAATCTCGACCCAGTCAGTAAGGTTGGCGGTTACACGCTGGACGACGGAGAGACTTGGCGGTTCGTGCAGTTCGGCGACTACGTCCTTACTTCTGGGGGCGTTGGCGAGACTGTCCAGTCGTTTGAGTTAGGTGCAAGCTCTAACTTTGCAGACTTGACCAATGCGCCAAAGGCTGACTTTATCGCGGTGGTTCGTGATTTTGTCTGGACTGCAAACGTGGACACGGGCGCTGGGCGCCTACCATACCGCTGCCAGTGGTCTGGATTTAACGACATAACAAGCTGGGTTCCTGGTGTTGATCAGGCAGATTTCCAAGACCTGCCCGATAGCGGCGCCATAACTGGCTTAGTCGGCGGTGAATATGCGACTGTGCTTTGTGAAAAAGCTATTTACCGCGCCACATACACAGGCCCGCCACTCATTTGGCAGTTTGACAAGGTTGTAGCTGAACGCGGCTGCGCGTTTAAAAATTCTGTCTGCAACTCCGGCAATCTTGTGTTCTTTTTGGCGTCTGATGGATTTTACGCATTTGACGGTCAAAAGGCTTCGCCAATAGGGTCCGAGCGCGTTAACGAATTTTTCTTGCAGGACTTTGATAGTAACTACGACTATCGCATGTCTTGCAGCGTCGACCCGCTGAACGAAGTGGCGATGTGGTCTTACACGTCAACGCAGTCGCCAACCGGACAGCCTGACAAAATCATCATCTATAACTATGTTCTAAACAAGTGGTCTCTAGCCGAGATCGAGGCTGACTATTTGGCGCCTATGTTCTCAGCCGGATACACGGTAGACGACCTAGATAATCTGGCTGCCACTGTGGACGGACTGAGCCAGCAGCTAGACAGCCGGTTTTTTAAGGGTGGTCAGTATTTCTTTGGCGGCGCGTATGGAGACAAAATTTATACCTTTAGCGGTGCGCCAATGGACGCCGTCATCGAAACAGGTGAAGCGCCTATGTCTATGGGCAAGCACTCAATCGTGGTGAGAAGTTACCCATATTATGAAGACGGCAGCGTCAGCATTTCTGTCGGCACCAGAAACAACCAATCGTCTTTGGTGACGTATTCCGCCCCAAGCACGCCCAACGTGTCTGGGTTCGCGCCGCATAGGTCGCAAGGCAGGTATCATAGAGCTAAACTTAATTTGTCGGGTGGATGGAACAAGGTCATTGGCTTAGACGTTGAGGCTAGGGAGATCGGCCGGAGATGACAATTGAGCAGCGTACAACTAATTTTCGCACGCTTAACCCGATCACGGCCACAACGCGTGAGATTGCAGAAGTTCTGAACCGCACGATCAACGGCGGGCTGAATAGTGTTGGGTATGTAACTTTGCCGGCGAACATAACCCAGACGACAGTTAATGATCCGCGCTATTCGACATCTAGCTTGGTGTTTTTTACTGGGGTCGACCACGACCCGTGGCACCATAACCCATATATCGACGGCACCAGCGTAGACGGGACTATGGTTATTAACTTTAGCAATCAGGGGCACGATGCACTATTCGCCTACTTTATTGTCGGCTGAAGACCGGCTAACGGATCAGTGGCGCCGCTGTCATAAGTGGATTAGCGAGGCGCTGGAATATTCTGGCGGCACACACTCTATGGACGACGTGTTTGGCGCCGTGGCTGTTGGGGATGCGCAGTTACATCCACTAGAGAAGTCTGCTATTATAACCGAAGTCGTAGATTACCCAAGGTTGACAGTGTGCCGCATATGGCTGGCAGGCGGAGACCTAGACGAGCTGATGCAGGCGGAAAAGTCTATAGCGGTCTGGGCTAAAAACTTAGGCTGTGACGCAATGGAGATTAACGGTCGTATGGGCTGGAAGCGGCAGCTCAAAGATTACACCGCAACATCGGTGATTTTGACAAAGGATTTGAGAAATGAGTAAAGGCGGCGGCGGAGACACCCGACAAATCACACAGACAACAGCGGCGCCAGAATACGCGCAGCCGTTTCTGGAGTTTGGCTTGTCAGAGGCTAAAAACCTATACGGCAATCAGCCATCATATTACCCAAAGCAAACCACGGTAGGGTTTAGCCCCGAAAGCGAGATGGCTTTGCAGGCCACCCGCCAAAAGGCAATTACCGGCTCGCCATTTATCGGCGCAGTCCAGAACGCCGTGATGCAGAACCTAACCGGCACAAACCCGCTGTTGAACGCGGCGTTCCAGCCAGCGGTACAGCAGGTTCAGGCTCAAGCCTCGAAGGCTGGCCGTTACGGCTCAGGTTATCAACAGGGCGCGTTGGCTTCAGCCTTGGCACCTATAGCCTATCAGGCACAACAAGAGGCAATTGCCCAAGCGCCTGGTGCCCGTGAGTTTGGGTTTGCTGACCTTAATACCCTTGCCGGTGTCGGTGGCGCGCGTGAGGCTCAGTCTCAGGCCGAGCTGCAAGCTGACATTGACCGCTTTAACTTTGAGCAAAATCAGCCAATGACTTCTCTGGCTAATTATATGGGCATCGTCAAGGGTGGCACGGTTGGTGGCACAAGCACCCAGCCGGTATTCCGTAACACCGCCGGCAACGTCCTGTCAGGCGCACTTGGTGGTGCAGAGTTAGGCGGGATGATACCAGGCCTTGGCGCGGCCGGTGGCGGCGGTCTTGGCGCAATCTTAGGTCTTTTGGCATAAGGGGGTCTGGATGAGCATTTTCGACAGATTTAGCCGTTTAGAGCAGGGCAAGTCGCCTTTGCCTCGGGCTAATATTATGCGCCAATATCAGACGCCTCAGGGGATTATTCCGCCAATGGCATTGCCTCGGCCTAGCCCGCCTCAGTCGGAAATGACGAAGTACCAGCAAAACCTGACGCCTATGGGCAGACGCATACTGGAAGGTCTGGCGGCCAAACGCGAAAGCGAAGGTGAGGCATCAACCCCTGCGGCCGGTCAGGTTAGCCTTAGCGGGCAACCAAAGGGCACTGACAGCTTCATGTCTCGCCTGATGACCCCACAGAGCCAAGGTATGCTAAGTGCCGCCGCTGCTGGCCTTGAGGCATCTGGGTGGCAAGACCGCCCCGTGTCGCTCGGTCAGGTTCTGGGTCGTATGGGCACTGCTGGGATAGAGGCTTACGGCGCGGCGCAAGACCGCCAAGAGGCGGCTGAGGAAAGAAAGCTGTCAAATCTGTTGAAGCAAGCAAAGATAGGCACCGAGCTTGCCAAAGGCAGTCAGGCTTTTAGCGGTACTAGCATGACATCTCAGTCGTTTAATACACTTCTGAAAATAGGCCCTAAAATAAAAGCTGGCACAGCTACAGAGCCAGAGATGGCGCGGTACGATCTTGCCTTCGGTTATTTGGCAAAGCCAAAACAGCAAAAGACATACGACGACCTCGGCAATGAGACGATTACAACTATCCCAGCACAAGACCTTTCACAGTTTCCGTTGCCAAGAGGTGGGGCTGGCACAGTAGGGAAGGAAACAACGAAGCCGTCAACAGAGGCAATTAAGTCAGACAAGTTTGTCAAGTCTATGGATAGTATGGCTTTGAACGTAAACGCATATAGGCAAGCTCTGGCAAAACTAGACAGGCTTGATATGCTTAGTGGCGCGGCAGAAGTTCCTACAGATGCAATGGCAAACGCCGCATCTATAGCAGAAAGCCTCAGGCTAAATCTAAAAGAACTTTATGAACTCGGCGCTCTTGTGGGCGGTGACTTCCAAATTCTTGATAACCTATTGACTAGCCCTAATTCAGCTAAGGCAGCAAAAATGGGCGGTACTGCACTTTCTATTCAGCTTGACCAACTTGAAAAAATACTTGGTCAAAAACTAGCTGAAAAAGACGCCACCTTATCGGGGACGTACAGCACCCCTATTCCTGTCAGTACCCCCGAAGAATGGGCGAAAGTTAAAATTGGTCAATACGGGAGACTACCAAACGGCCAAATTAAAATGAAGGTACAAACTCAATGAGCAATTGGTATGACAACTTGGATGATGCCGTTGACGTCGGGCCGGCTCCGGCTCCTCAGTCCTCAAGAGAGTTTGACCCTATAGAGTTTGCCACTGGCCTTGCCCGGTCAATCGGTCAGGGGATTACGTTTGGAACGGCTGACGAGGCGGAGGCTTGGGCTACAAGCCTGCTCGGGGATGAGACTTACAAGCAAGCCCGTGATCGAATTAGAACTGAGCTTGAGCAGTTTCGCTCTGACTACCCCAAGACTGCTTATGGGTCGGAGATAGCTTCATCGGTGGCGATGCCATTTGGCGTCGCAAAACTTGCTGGGAAAGGCATTGTCAAAGGCGCGGAAATGCTTAACAAGCCTGCCGCAGACTTAGCGGCGCAAAAACTTATGCAGGCCGGACAAAGCATTGCCGCAACAGCTCCAAAGGTCACAAAGGCGGTCACAAGCCCTGTGGGCACCGCCACAGGGTTAGGCGCAGCCTACGGCGCTGGTGCGGCTCCAGAGGTGTCGGATATACCCGAATATGCCGCCACGTCAGCCATACTATCTGGTGGGGCTCAAAAAGTATTGCCGCCAATTACAGAAGCCGCAAAAGACCTTATGCGGCGCGGCGTGCCCCTGACAGTCGGGCAGAAGTTTGGCGGCGCTATTGGCGGCCTTGAGGAGCGCCTGTCTGGATTGCCTATCGCTGACTTCTTGGTCGGTGGCGCTCGGCGTCGAGCTATTGATAAGTTTGGCACCGCCGCGTACAACGAGGCTTTAGCTCCAATTGGCGAGAAATTGCCTATGAAACTGAAGGGGCGTGACGCCTATATTGCCGCCGAAAGCAAAATAAATAACGCATACAAAAAAGTTTTGAGCGATGTGACTATCCCCGCGCCAACTGCGTTGGTTGCGTCGGTTGGTGCTATGGCAGCAGACTTGCCAGAGAAAGAGGCCAAGCAATTGGCGGCCATTATTAAAAGAGAAATCTCTCAAAGAGTTAAAGACGGAAAATTAACTGGTGAGGCGTTTAAAGAGGCTCAAAGCGCAATCAGGGGAAAGGCCTATCAGTTCACAACGTCAACCGACGCATATCAAAAGCAACTGGGTCAAGCCCTGAGTGACGCGGCTGAGGAGCTAACTTCTAGCCTAGCTAGAGCCAACCCCCAAAAGGCTGGTGAACTCAAAAACATCGACACCACTTGGTCGCGTTTCAAGCCAATGCAGTTAGCTGCTGGGTCAAAAGGTCAAGAGGGCGGCGTCACGCCAGCCAAGCTGTTGGAAAAAGTTTACAGCCAATCACGCCGTGCGCCTAGCGTTCTCGCTCGCGGGGAGGGGCGTATGCAATCCTTGGCCGAAACCGGCAAGGAAGTCCTCGGCACAAAGGTGCCGGACACCGGAACAGCAGGCCGAAACCTATTCGCCCTTGGCGCACTTGGGTATGGCATTGATCCGGTCACAACAGCTTTAGCTGCTGGTGGCTTGGGTGCGGCGTATTCCCGCTCAGGGCAAGCGCTGGCGTCTGGGGCTATTGAGGCTGCACGGCGTGCCGGCAGGTCGCCGGCTGCCGCTGGGCTTCTTTCGGCGGAAGCTGACAAAATTGTTGGATATGAAAAAATTAGAGACAAAGCCGGAAACTTGGTGAATGTCGCTAAGACCGCTGGCGGCAGGTGGATACGACAATAGCCAAAACTATGCTATAAATAAGCTACGGCTTACGGAGACTTAGATGCCAAAAACAAAGATATCAGAGTACGACAGCGTCGCGGCTCAAAACACCGATCTTGACGGGATAAACCTGTCGGAAGGTGTTATGGTGCCTAGCGACTTGAATAACTACTGCCGCGAGCAAATGGCACACCTAAAGGACTTCTCTGACGGCACTAGCGGAATTGACGTACTAAACCTGCAAGACGACGCCGGCACGGCCTCTATCAAGCTGCAAGCGCCCGCAACGGTAACAACAACTGTGACGCTTACCCTGCCAGACGGAGTTGGCTCTGCAAATCAGGTATTGCAGACGGACGGCACCGGCACACTGTCTTGGGGCAGCGCGGTTAACTTTGGCAACTGGACTATCACAATGGACGTCAGCGGCAACCTGATTTTCACGCACAGCGGCACCGACGCTATGAAATTGTCCAGCGCAGGCGACTTGACCGTAATCGGTGACGTTACAGCATTTGGTACAATCTAATGGCCTTGCAAGCGTCTGGAGCCATCAGCATCAGCGAACTCGCCACGGAGTTTGGCGACACCGTGCCTAACTCTTTATCCGAGTTTTACAACGGTGGTTCGCTAGTTCCTGCCATTGCCTATGACCCTGTGACGGCCAGTAACTTGGCAGGCAGCAATTCCGCAAACCTAAGAACAGCACAATTTGGTGGATACGACCCAGCAATCAATACAACCACCCCTACTACTTGCATTTACCTGCACCAGCTATGGGCAGATAACGGCTCGACAGGGACTGTCAACAGAACCTTTGTTGTTGATAAAACCGGCACATACAGCATTTATTTTGGTTGGTACTCTTATGGGTTTACCGCGCCGCTTACTGTTACGGTTAATGGGTCGCAGGTGTATTATAATACTTTAATTTCGTACAATAGCACTGTTTCAACAACTGGTACATTTACCGCGTCTGCTGGCGACACGATAGGAATTGTGACAAGTTTCCCTTCTAGCGGGTGGTCTGGGCATTACACTTATATTGGTGGTAGCAGCGCGACTAGCAGAAGCATTGAGATTGCTAACAACTCATCTGTGCCTACAAGCGGTGTATTGTCGTTGTCCAACTTTTACGGAGCAAGCAGCTAATGGCAAATACAATCAGAGATTACTCCGCAACCGCCGCCTCAAACACGGTAGTTGACGGCGCAGACATCTCCGAGGGTTGCAGCCCCGCAGGCATCAATGACGCAATTCGCGGTGTTATGGCTGACCTCAAGGACGTGTCTACCGGCGCGGTTGCGCTGGAAAGCCCTGCCGCTGACAGCTTGAGCGTAACCGGCAACGTGAGCGCGGCTACATTTAGCGGCGATGGCTCTAGTCTCACAGGCATCCCGACACCAACGCTAACCAGCTTGGGTATTCCTAATCACGACCAAGTAACTGTGGATGGCTCTGGTAACGTGGGCATTGGTGGTTCGCCAGCTACGAACCTTCACATCCAACAAACTGGCAACGCTGGTAATAACTACAAACAAGGTAGTATTAAAATTGGTTCAACTTACGGAGTTGAAATAGGTTATAATGGTCTAAGTTCAGGACGAGCTAGCTTCACTTCGTTAAACAACGCTGGTACGACAAACAACAGAATGTCGTTTGGTTTTGGTGCAATCACAAGCGGCGGTGAACCAACAACTAATGTAATGACGCTAAACCAAGCGGGTGACGTGGGCATAGGGACATCAAATCCTGCTGGTAACAAACTTACTGTTGAAGGCGGTGCTAATGGCAGTGGGGTTTATCAACGGCTAAAGCACACAGGAAGCGCAGGGCAAAACAATACTGCCATATTTAATATTTCTACAGCTTCTAATACTAATAGTATGGAAGTAAATGAGCAGTATAATTATTCTGCTTTCCGTCATTACGGTAATTTGGTCAATCATTATTCGGATGTTGATAACCACCACTTTAGAACAAAAGGTGGCACAACAAAGATGACCATCGACAGTTCAGGCCGTGTCACGATGCCGTATCAGCCAGC